ATGGGATGCTAGTGAACCAATTGCAAACACCGGAGATAGCAGCAGCAATGGCAAGGTATTACTCAGAGGTGCTGCACACAAAGATAGTGATGGACACAGGAGATGTGATACAAAAACACACAGGCAATCCAAGTGGCCAAATAAATACCATAGTGGATAATAGCATGATTAATGAGTTTAGGTGGTATTACGCATGGTGCTTAATAATGCCGGAGAAAGATCATAATATAGAGAGTTTCCAACAACATTGTGAACTAGTGACGTGTGGAGATGATAGTATGTTGTCAGTTGATGCATACGCGGAGACATTGTACACACCAGATAAGATATTTGCAGTGTTTGAGTCGCATGGATGGAACCCGAAATTCGGTTTAAAGGAAGGATACCAACCGATACACCAGTTATCTTATTGTTCCCAGAGTTTTAAGTGGATGCATGGGTATGTTGTGCCAGTACCGAACAATTATGAAAAATTGTTGGCAAGCCTCTTGTATGGAGGATCAAATCGAGGAGTGCGAGAAACCCTGACACGTTTGTTGGGGGTGAAGATAGAAGTGTATTTTTTAACGAAGTTCCGCACACACATAGATGCGCTAATAAGCGAGTTATTTGAAAAGTATTATTTTTTATTAAAAGGCCCACCAATAGAAGATGAATTAACTTATCAAGAGTTGTTAATATTGAATCGGGATTTTAGTGCGGCCTACGGGTTGTACTTAAATGACCACAAGCAATTATTACATGTGGAGTTCGGCTCCGTTAAGGAGTTTTCGAACTCACATGTACGTGATGCATAGTGGTGTTTTATTTTTTATCACCACTAAACGGGTGAGCGTTATTTGTACATTCTCACCGTGTACAAATATGTTAAAAGAAGAGAAAAATGACAGGAATATACACATTCAGATTAGGAGAACGCATGTATGTGGTCGAAAATGGAGAGTACAAGCAAGTGATAGAAAGAGGAGATTACACCGGGGATATAGATTATTTGCCGGCCGAGTTGTCAAATTATCACTATATGGAATCAGGAAACTCGGACTTATTAATGGGCCCAATGGGCCATGTAGGCCAACCCACACCACTAGATTCGAAGCAAGACAATTGGTGGAACTCCTCAGCTGAGTTATATGAGGATATGATGGAATCACAACAGACGAGTGCTTATGACCCAGCGGGCATAGTGGCCAAAAGTTTCGTTTACGGTTTTATGTCACCGTTTAAGCGTATCACGGAAGGTAAGTGGTATCGTAGGCCAAAAGCGCATGGGCGGCGCGTAGGGGGAAAGCCCTTTGTACCCCAAATTTATCGAAGATTTAACTACTACCGAAATGGTTTTCAACCGAAGAAGAGGTGGCAGAGGAAGAAGAAAAGGAGGTATCGTCCAAGGAAGACGAGGTCCTTTACGTAAACGATTACAAAGGCCGCCGACGTCGAACGTCAGGCGATTAAACCCATCAAATGGGATGAGGCTTTACGGGCCCCGAC